GAACGAACCGCTAAACCCCTTTAGACCGGGTATATACGAACGCCAGCCAACATCGTCGCCTGTCCAGCACCAGCTTGTGTCTTCCAGCGCGTCAATATTGATATCCATCGACCAGCTATGAGCGCAAACTGAAAGAGAGCCAACCGTCAGGTCAGCGTCTTGTCCTGCTACTGTCGCCATTTCTAATCTCCTTGCGCGTTATTGCGCGTCCAGATACTAACAAAATTGTAACCAATCTCATCCTGCCATGTCAACAATTACAAAACAGTTGTCGTAGTAGTCGGAGCTTCGGTTGTGGTGGTCGTCGGGTACTCTTCAAGAGGATCGTATATCTTGAATGTGCCCTGGAAGTCAACGCTTACTGTCTGCATCCCGTCTATCGGAGCCGCAGGATGCGCGCCGGTCATATAGGCGTATCCCTTAAAGACGTGCCCGGTAGTGCCAGTAAGCTGAAGATATCCAATCGCATCGACCGCATCAGCCATTATGGTGTCGTCCGCATAGCACTCGAACGAGCCAGAGAACGATTTAAGGCCGCTCTGATAGGTTCGCCATGAGGGATCGGTGTTATCCCAGTTCGTATTCTCCAAAGCCTCTATGGTTACGTCCATAGACCACCCGTGCGCATATTTAGTGTATTGTCCGCCGTTCCATTCGACCTTCCCGTATATTCCGTTGAACGAAGCCATCTCTCAATTCTCCTTAAGTATAAACCTGGGCGGTCCGGAAAACAGGAGCCAAACCGCACCGCCCAGGCCGGGGGATGAGCAATATTCATCCATATTAGACTTCTTCTATTGTACTCGAGAACGTTATGGAAATAAACCACCATTGTTCATTATCTCGGTCAAGCGGTTCAACTGCGGTCAAAATGAACTTTGTGAGATTGTGCCCGGACACTTCTATATCGGGCTTGTGGTATAGTTCCTTTATGATCTTGGACAGTTCGTATATCTCTCTGGTCGAAGGACTCTTGGAATATATCGTTATAATAACGTCTATGTTGGCGAATTTCTTATCGCCAAACGCATAGAACCGTTCTTCTCTTCCGGGCGAGATTACCAGGCAAGGCGAAATCGCTTCGGCTGGAGCCTCGTATAGATGCGCTCCGCCTTTGACCTTGCTTTTCAGTTCGGACAGTGTGTTGTAGTAATCTGCGACCGCAATAAGAAGCTCTTCAGTCATTCGTCATCCCCTTACTTAAACACTTGGATCTTGTATCTGAAATCAGGCACAAGGTGTTGACGCCCTAGACTTATGCCAACCTCGCCTCTCCCGCCGAATCGCCCGCCTGCACTACGGTTAATCTCTTTCCTCAAATAGTCTGTTATAACCCCGTCCAATCCATCTGATATCTTCGGCGCGATTTTCATCATGTATTCGGAGGTCGGCTTCATATACGGCCTGGGCGGAACCTTCTCGAGAGTGCCAGACCACAAAGACCTTCTGGAATACTTCTTCGACTTCACCTTGAACCCGGCCCGAGTAGTTTTCTCCTCTTCATAAAGGATCGTCTTTCTGCCGGGTTTCGCCCTATCGCCCAATCCTTTGCTCGGAACTTTCCAGCCAGTCTCGAGAAACAGCCCGTATGGTCTTCCTTTCTTCTTGACGGTCGATGTGATCGAAAGCGTTATTGTTCTGCCGCCAGCCGAAGTCCTGACGCTCTTTTTTATCCCAGCCTGAAGTTTTCCGGATCTTCTTTTGGGCGGATCGGGTGGCTCAGAGCCCTCTCCGTCATACGCAACATTAACAAGAGCCTTCGCATATAGAACCGCCTGATCGCCAAGCGCATTGATGTTTACGTGGATATTATCGGTGACTGATTTCTGGACCCCTTTAGCCAGAGACCTTGCCGACTTCTTGAATATATCCTGTTTCCCCATCAGTTCGGCTCATCTTCGAAGGCCAGTATGATCATCCATTTGCCATAATTCCAGAACCGTCCGATTCTGGTGGTATGCCCATCTATGATTACGCGATCTCTAGTCTGGATCGATATCACGCCGCAGAATATCCGATAGTCATAGTCAACGTTTTCCCTGGAGCCTTCGATATTGGATTCGACCGAGCCGAGGTCAACCCTGCATGGGACATCCTTGAGCACGGTTTTCCATTCGTGGGTATTGGAAAGATACTGGTCTTTCGTAACAACCCTGCGTTGCACGGTCATAATCTTATCGAAGAGATTTCTCATTAGAGATATCTCCGGTATAGTTCCAGTTTCTCGAACAGTTCAGGTCCCATTGATTCCTTGGCAAGCGAATAATAATAGGTTCCCATTCGTTCGGTCATTACACGCGGGTCTCTGCCAGCGGACATATAGAAGTGAGATGCGACATCCAGAATAACGTTCTTGATATCGACTGGCAACGTCTCGTATCCGGACGTATATGTTACGGTTATCTTGGTAGCCGCCAGCTCCCCATAGAACTCTATGACCCCGTTATTCAGGTCTATTTCATAGTCGCTTTCGGACATTACGGACGCGCCGGTCGAAGAGGTTCCAATCGTTATTGAGTCAAGTTCCGTAACCGGGTAATACTTCAAGACGAGTTTTTGACCGTCGAAGAACAGCCTGCTTTCGGTATGCTCTTGAACGTCGAGCTTTCTCCAGCAATAGCTCTCAAAGAAACTTTTAGCTCTGGAGACCAAAAGCTCGAGCCAATCAAGGTCATAGACAAAGAGGGTAGCCCGATTAGAGAAGAGCCCTGCGTCGGTTTCGTCTATTGGTTCCGAGTATGCCGGGTTCGCAGTCCCATCGACCACGGAGACCGACCACCCGTTACCCAGTGCTCTTATTGCGGTTGCGAGATCATTGACCGTAAGATAATCGGAAAGAGTAATCTGGTGAATCACAATTAACTCTCCGTAGTTGTCGTGGTTGGTTCGCCATCGTTAAGCTCAAGGATATTTTCGCCATTATCGTCCGGCATGACGGACAGTATAGCATGTTGATATGTTCTATTCCAGATTCGGCACCCGACTCTCTTGACCTCATCAAAGTCTATTCTCATGTGTCTCAAGAGATCGTTTCCGGTGATAGATGGAGCTTCGGTTGTCGTCGTCGTAGTCAATCGTCATCCCCTTAAAGTGAAGCACCCGGCCGGCCTATGGAAACCGGCCGGGCGATCACTATCAATAAGAGCTTACGTTCCGCCAGTGGTCGTGGTAGTCGGCGCGGCTGTAGTCGTAGTAGTCGTAGCTCCAGCCGTAGTCGTGGTCGTCGGAGCCGCCGTGGTGGTCGTAGTAGGCGCAACCGTAGTGGTTGTGGTCGTTACCACCAGAAGCTCTTCGACCTGGGTTACAGGCGCGACCTTCTGTTTTCCACCGACGAGCAGTCCGCACACGACCTCGCTGGCTCCGGACGTATGCCTCAGCCTCATGCCGATATATTCGTATCCGGCGTCGACTGTATCGCAAAGAACGTTCTTGGCGATAACTGCGTCGATATCGGACGCACCGGCAGTATAGGTTGTTGCAGTTCCCAAGACCTTTTTCCCGTTCCCATACGCGTCAGTCGCCTGAAGCAGTTGGATAGAGAAGGTCGTGGCCGTAGTAAGTCCCGCTATGATCCCGATGCCGACCGCCTCGATGAAATCTTTAGCCGGAATGAACTGGCTATCGAGATTCGTCGCGGTGGCAAGCGATTGCGGAGCGATAGCGAGCCGAAGCGCATTATCCTCTGTAAGAAGCGAAAGTGCCATATCCAAATCTCCTAAATATTAGAACGAAAGTTTACGCCATCGCATTGGTGATGTTGCAGAACGCGGAAGGCTGTCTGACTATGAAATCGATATAGTTGACTGCCTTGAACCAGATCTGGTTCTTCTCGAACGCATCTCCGGCTTCCTTGGAAGCGGACACCGCGATCCTCTTGCCTTCACAGAGCGCAAGTTCTCCGAAGTCTCCGAGCAGAATATTGGTACGAGCAATCTGCTTGGAGGTCACGGCGGGCAGTCCGAGAAGTCTTGAGGGCTCTCCGGCCTGAATGCTTTCCTGCCAGATATACCGACCGTCAAGGTCTTTCAGCTTACGCAGTACGGCCTTGGTGAGCGGGTTGACGATCCAGCCGGTATAGCTTGCGTTCGCGTCCTCGATGGCGGCCATCGNATCGATCAGGGTATCGAACGACAGAGCGAGCGCAGCGTTCTGTGTCAGGATTCCGGCCGTATTGAGTATCCCGGTCGGTTGCGCGCCACCCGTACCGCTAATGGCCGCAGCGTCTTCTGCCAGCGCAAGCTGTTCGACGATATCCTTCTTGACGATAGCGTCTGCGGCGGGATCCGAAGCGATTATAAGACGTTCGGACACCTTTACAAGAGCCGCGACTCCGCGCAAAGATACCGTCTTCTGACCAAGGGCCAGATCGCTTGGGGTTATGGCCGCATTGTCAGCTATCCAGTATGCGGTCGAAGCCTGCGTCTTGGATGGGATTTCCGCACTGAAGGCGTTGCCCATCGGCACTTTCATCGGATTAAGCTGGCGGATCGCCGCTTTATTCTTCAGAAGCTCGATGAGTTCGGTCATGATTTTGGTGGGCACTATGTACCCGCCGACCTCGCCGGTGGTTATTCCCATTGCGCGCGCGGCCTCGAACTCCTGCTTCTCGTTCTCGGCGTTATCCCATGCGCCAAACGCCACTCCACGCAGGTACTTCGCTATGGAGAGTTCGCCTGTTTCTGCGCTTCGGCGTCCGTCGTCTCCGAACGACTGCCGCTGTCCCTTCTGCTGTGACCGGACAGCTTCGGTCACTTTTTCGATAATCTCTTTCCGTATCTTCATGTTTACAAATCTCCTGGAATAATACGCTCTGGCTATTTATTTCCGAGCGCGTCAGCAATTTCAGACAGTCCACTTTCCAGTTCAGCGTTCATTTCCTCTTTGATCTTGGGCATGATGCGTTCCTGGATTTTCGCAATCAGCTTTTCCACGAAGTCCTTGTCGTCAAGCATCCTGACGCCGATGTCAGAAGATTTCTGCTCGTTGGACGGGACTTCGGGCTCGCCTATCAGCGCGGCAAGCGCGCCGACTGCGGCGATAACTTCGTTAGGCAGGTCGTCTTTCCAGCTTTTGAAAACTTCGATGATGGTCTTGATTTGCTCGGCAGCCTCTTTGGATATGCTTATTTCGCCCGCCTCTTCGGACGGTTCTTCGCCCTCTGCCGGTTCTTCTTCGGCTCTTACGGCCTTAACGAACGATTCATACTTCTCTTTTCCCATCCATTCTTCGGCCAGCTTCTTGAGTTCGTCAAACATTGGTTCGCTCCTGATGACATAGAAATGTATTCGTGTCGCGGGATTCTTTACAAGCGCAATCGCTCTTGGTTTAAGCATTTTGATACGTTTAGCCATCTCTCGATATTCCTTTCGATCAGTAGCCGTCAGGTCTTAACCGATTAGTTTTCGACCTGTATGAGACCCTCCCAAGAGAATCCTCGCAACTGTCCCGATTTAACCATATCCCATATATCGTTGTCAAGTATTCTAGCGGTAATCCACCAATCTCCCTTTCTTACAGGCTGTCCGCCCTTGACGGTATCGCTTTCGGCCTGGAAACATTCGACAATCTTCATATCGGCCTTTTTCGCTTTCTCATGCTCTATATTTGTATATTGCCCATTCTCCATAAAATAATACATAGCTTCTCTGATAACTTCGGCTCTTGCGTATGTGCCGTATGAATCGGCCTTATCCGCCGGATAGACTATGCCGCCGATAAGCCCTTCTTCTTCAGCCGCCCTGATTACAACCGTGCCATGGACGTGTTGCTCTTCTCTCTTACCGGCGTGTTCCCAGACATCCTTATCCTTATCATAGTTAAGGATGAATATCTCTTTTCGAGCCACGCCTTTCTGATGACCTTTCTGCCCGAACTTCCGCACCGGCACCGACTCAATCTTGAAGTCCTTGAAGTATTCGCGGTTCTTCGGAGTATCATTTATGGTGAGCATCCACTTGCCTTTGGCGTTCCTCAAGACTCTTCGCACATCGACTATCGGAACATATCCGATCTTGAGCTTATCATTGAAGTCTTCGCTATAAGGCGGATCGACGAAGAAGAATGTATCGGGCGAATCGTATTTCTGGATAACTGATTTCCAATCTTCGTTATGGAGCTTGACGCCCTTTAGTCTCTCCTTAAACTTATCGAGCCTTGAAATCCCCATCCACTTACTTGCCTTCTCGCGGTACCCGCCTGTATGACTGAACGACATCCACGACAGATGTTTCCACGCCCAGAACCGTTCAACCGGATCTTTCGCCTTATAGGTCTTGAGTTTGCGCCACAGCTCTTTGGACATGTTCCAGTTGAATCTCTTTAGTCTTTTGGCCTGTTCAGGTGTTATGTCCCTCAACACCTTATAAGCATTATAGATTTCGGTATAGAGATCGTTGAGCACTTCGGTTTCTGACCGTTCCTTGGCCCAGAACACCGCCGCTCCGCCAGCGAACGGTTCAACATAGGTCTTGTGATCCGGTATCCACGAGACGATGAGCTTGGCTACGTTTCGTTTACCGGCAGGCGAACCGAACGGCTGAACCATTGCTCTTTGCGAATCGTATTGTTCGGCAAACTCTTTCCGCGCATCAAGAGCTTCCTTCTCACCCATATTCCAGTATTTAAGAGCAAGCGGCACAAGTTTCTCTATGCTTGACGGGAGTGCGGACTCTCCTTTGGGCGGCAACCATTTTTCATCTATCGCCGTATCCCCGAGAACATAGGGAGTCTGTTCGTCCGGCATGTCATATATCCACGTATCGTCCGGCGTCATCTTGAAGGCTATGCGCCCTTTCCAATGTTCGCCATCAAGGAAATATTCAGCGTATCCTTCTTTCTGTGCGCCGATCTCAACCGTCCCGCTATCAATGATATGGACGACGCCCTCTTTCTCATCTCGGATAACGCCTTCGACCTTGAGCCAGACGCCTGAATGCTCCTTTTTCTCTATG